GTCGTGAATAGCGGGTAATGCGCGCTCACCACCTGCAACTGCTCCATGAGAGCGCCGTAAATGGTTTCGTGTGCAAGGTCGTTGATGTCCAAGAACTGCACCAGCGCGCCCGCGTTCTGCATGTCGAAATCTTGGAGTGCGGATAAATTCATCGCTGATAGTTGATGCGCAAGAGGTCGCCCGCCTGAGGCGTCGATGGGGCGTTGAACGTGAATGTCTGGCCTACCAGGGTGAAATCCACGCCGAAGCCCATAAATGGAGGCCCGTTTTTATGGTAGACAACAAGACTTGCAGCGGGCGAAGGGGCGAAGGCGCACGTAAAAACGGTGTTCCCGCTTGCGCCTACGCCGTTCACCACGCCGCCGGGAACTTCGCCATAGACGAACGCCGCGCCGCTCGCGCCCTGCCCCACCAATTTGTACTGCGTTCCGTCGTACACCACCGACACCACCGCGCCCGCCCGGATCGTGCCCGCGGCAATCGCGCTGCCATCGAAGTTCGTGATCGGAACCGTGCCCGTGCCATAGGCATTAAGCGTAGAGGCCCCGGTGTTGGTCGTGGCCGCGAGGAACTGAATCGCAAGCCCCGCCGCGAGCGTCGCCGTTACGCCGGCTGGCAAGCTCACGACATACGCGTTGGCCGCGCCCGTATCGACCAGATAATTTCCGAACGTGTTCGTGCTGGCAATGCCCGCTTTGATCGCCGCGAAATTCGCATCGAGTTGCACGAGGCTCCACGGCGCCGAGAGATTCGCAAAGGTGGTGATCGTTACGGGTGCTGGCATGGTGAATTCTCTACTGTGCGCGCGTCGCCCAGTCGGTCGAGCGGCTGTATTGCGTCAAGAACCCTTCGACGATGTACGCGGGAGACTGCGACGTCATCGTGAAGCCAAGATACCTGCCCTTGAATTCGGCATCGCCCTGGAAAATGTTGAAGCCCGAAAATATCCAGTCCCCGGTGACGAGCGCCGCGTTGAACCACTGCCCCAACTGCCCAGCTGCGTTGAACCACTGCCCGGTGTTCGTTGCCGAGAGCATCACGGGCACGGTGCCGAAGTCAGAATCGAGCGACAAGCTCAACCAGAAAGGATGCGCAACCGTGGTCACTTCGACCCCTGCCTTTTGGCCTTCCTTCATGCGCGTGGGCTCTTTCATCGGCCATAGCGCCGTCTGAATCTTGGTATCAATCGGCGCCGTAGTATCGGAAAAGAGCTTGTAGATGTTCGTGCCGTCCGTGCCGAAGAGCGCCGTTTTCTCCGCCTGAAAGCCGCCCGCGATGAGGGTCAGCGCGTCGCCCTGGCTGGCTAAGAACCACTTGTCGTTGAAAAGAATCGCGATGAGCGCCCGTTCGCCGCGCGCCGCATCGTTATAACGAAACAGAAACGCGAGGCACAAAATCTGATAGATGTTCGCAGGACCCCCTGAAACTAAGTCCTGATAAACCAAGTCTCGGAATACGCCGTCCAGCTTGTCCGAAATTTTCCGCGGCGTCGCGCCGTTCAACACGTAGAAGCCGCTATCGGTCACAAACGCGATAAGCCGGTAGTAGGCGAAGATCGACATGCGCTGCGACGAGCCGATCAGCGCCGAAATGTTCGTGTTGGAAAAAAGCGTCGGTGTCGGCGTGCCGGTGCCAAGGCGCACATCCGACACGATGTTGAATGACGTGCTGCCAGCGATGTAGAGGAAATTGTTCGCCGTGAAAAGCGCCGTGATATTCGAATGGAGCGTTTCGTCGGTGACGATGAAGGCGCCGCCCGAGCTCGCCGTCGTGAAGTCCTGATAACTGTTCGGCCCAGAGAAAGTGACCGTGCGCAGGAACCCGATCCACACGCGGCCCGCGTAAGTGGCGATCAGCGCGCCGAACGCGGGGGCGCCTGTGATCGAGGCAAGCGCGACGAGCCCGCCGATAGGGTCCCAACTCCAGTAGCCGTTCGCCGCGACGATCAACGCGCGCTCGTTTTTCCACTGCGCCATTGACACCTGACCGACAAAGGTTCCGCCCGCCGCAATCACGGTGACGGCGAACGTGGCGAGGTTCAACGCGTGCCCGCCGCCTCCCACGTTGAAGCACAACTGAAAGTCCACGTTGCCGATGTTCGCGTACTTCCAATAGTTGATCGTCACTGCCGGTATCGTCGCAACCAGCGTCGGCGCAGGAATGCAGCGCAGGTTCGCATAGCCTACCGGCATCACGTTTTCAAGCCAGGAGAATTCCTTTTCGTCAATCGCCGTGCGCTGCGCCTGCGTGTTGATGCCGGCGAAGTCCTTTATCGCCAAATCCTGGTCTAGCGTTTCAGCAGCGAGTGCGCGCGCGTTCACCATGTCAACTCACAGCATAGGGGTGCTTGAGTCTGCGCGTGTACGCCGAGTTGATCGCTTTGATAATCTCGTTGTTGTAGCGCTGATAAAACATCTCGGCTTCGCTCCACTTCTGCGCCTTGATCTTCGCCAAGTGCGCAGCGAAATACTGCACCGGGTCTTGCATCACAATCGGAATCACTTCCAGACTCGTGTTATCGACAAGCGGCGGCGGCTGCTGCACTGAATCGAAGTCCGCCTTGTATGCCTGATCCGGGATTTTGGCGACGTAGGTTTGCGTGTAGCCGTAGATGGAGAAGACAACGGGCCTGCCGGGGGTTCCGACAAAACTGCGGGCAAGCGCGTTGAAGGTTGACCAGTCCCTGTAGGCGAGCACGATGCGCGAATTGCCCGAATACACCGAGAGATTCACGCAATCGATGGTGCTTGAATTGATGAAATAGGCGGTTGCTGCAGCGCCCGTGCCGGGCCCGCCGAAACTGACTGCGGGCGTGCTCGCGTACAGCGTCCCCGGATTGGTCACTACGATGTCCGTCACCGCGCCCCCCGTGACTGTGGCAACGGCAGTCGCGGTTACACCGCCCGTTACTCCCGGTCCGGCGATGGTGACGGCGGGCGCGGTGACGTAGCCGGTACCGGGCGCGGTGATCTGGAAACCACTGATGCCTCCAAATGGATAGACCTCAACGCCAGTGGACAGGTACAGCGTTTGCAGAAGGCGATTGCAGCCGGTGTCGCGGACTACGCGCGTGCGGGCGGCGTTTACGTAGTCGCCGATCTCCGCGACGCTCGTAAACTGCCCGGCCGCGTCGTGAAGGAGCCTCTGAACTTGAATGACGTACTGATTGAGCGCCATTGCGCGGGCTTGTTAGCCCGCTTGCGCTTGTCTGGCGGCTGCGAGCTTGTCCAGTGGTCCCAATTTTCGCGCTACTCCCGGCGCGGGGTAGGCAGTCATCCCCGCGCCGGTTTCGTCATCACCAGCCGGGACGGAGGGGCCGGAGATTGGTTGATGCGCGCGCGCTTCTTTCTCGGTAAGATGAAATGAGAATTCCGAAAGCCGTTCCAGCGCCTTCGGCATGTCGTCCAGCGTGAAGGCGAGCCCGAGCCGGCGGATGACGCGCGTCTTGTCCTCTTCGCCGAAGCCGAGGCAGAGTTCGGCGGTTTCTACCAGCATTTCCTCGACGCCGCCAGCGGGAATCGTGAAGTCCTCGCCGTTGTAGCGGTCGCGGAACGGCTTCGCGCCGTGGTTCGCTACGAAAACGGTTTGCTGGCGGATCATAGTCTGCCCCTATATTCCACGTGGAACCTTACAGCGGAAGCAGGTACGACAGGTCCGACGCCGCTCCGCCGACGGTCTGCGCAACGATCGTGACCGCGGCGGAAATCGTGCCGTTGGAATCGCTCGCGTAAGCAATGCCGGTCGGAATGATCTGGTGCAGCCCGCCATCCAAGAACGTCACGCCGCCCGTGGCCGTGGTGTTGAACGCCGTGTAGCCAGGACGCGGAACGAATAGCCCCGTCGTGATTGCCGGATTCGTGTTGATGGATTGCGCCGTAGCCAACGCGCCGATTGCAAATCCGATGTTGCCGGTTCCGAGGTTCGATGCCGCGGTCTGCGCCACGCCCGTCGTGATCGTGAAGCACATGACGGCGGTCGCAGCCGGGGTGCCCGTCGTCGGCGCGAAGGTGAAGGTCGGAACGGACGTCATGCCCGCGCCGTTATTCGCCTGCGTCAGCGCCGTATAGCCGCCAGAACCCGTGAGCACGGGGTTAACTGTTAGGACCCCACCGGTGCCAGTTGTGTCACCCGGCGCCCGCGTCACCGTCACCGGCGGCGCCACCGTGTACCCGGCGCCCTGATTCGTCACCGTCACCGCGTTAATGAGGCCAGCGGCGGACACGGTACAGAACGCCGTCGCCGGCACGCCGCCAAGCGGAGGCGGTCCGATCTGCAAGATCGGCGCGCGCGTGTAGCCGGTGCCCGCATTCGTAATGGCGATGGTCGAATTGATCGCCCCGCCGACAATCGCATTGACCGTCGCCACGATCGAGCCGCCGGCGGCGGACATCGTAACCGTAGGCGCGGAAGCCGTGCCGTTCCCGGTGCCTGCCGGATAGATGCCGTTCACGAGGCCCGTGCCCGCGGTCTGGAGCGACGCCCCAACCATCGTCCCGGTCAGGTTCGCAAGCCGCCAGTTCGCCCCGTCGCTCGATACGATCGCCCCCGCCGACTGCGCGGGCGTCGTCAGCACGCGCCAAACTTGCGTCGCCGCGTCCCACCATTGCAAGAACGTGTACAGGCCCGGTAGCACTTGATACTGCCCCGAGGGGATCATGAACAACTGCCCCGAGGTGAGGTTGATTGGCAGCGGCGTGTGGCCTTGGTCGTAGCTCCCGGCCCCCATGCGATTAATTCCCATGAATGTTCTCCTTGAGGGTCAGTAGGTCAGAGCGTGAGGCTGTTGAAGCCGCTGATGCGCGTTGATGCCTTCGGCTTTACGTTGGCAAGTTCCAAGATGCACACGAGAGCGCCGACGTAGCCGAGTTGGAAATTGCTGATGGTCGATTCAAAGCCGGTGAACGCGAAGGAGCCCATTACATGCACATACAGGTTGATGTAGTTCGAGTTCTGCAAGTACACGATGCCTTCGGGGCAGTATTGGTCAGCGTAGATCGGGACGCCGCACACCATGAGCGCATCGAACCCGGAGCGCGGCCCGTCGCCTGATCCGTCGAACCCGGTGCCCGGCGTGATGACGTACTGCTCCTGACCTTGGTAGTCCTGCGCGAGCAGCGCCCAGGTGCCAAAGCCGCACACGCCGAAACTCGGTTTCTCGCCTCCGTTTTTCGCCGTGCCCGCGATGTACTGCAGGAGCGCCTGCCGCGTCGGGTTGCCGGTCGCGGCGTACACCTTCGACTGCCACCACACGTTCTGCGTGCGGTTGATGTTGCCGTAGGTCACCATATTGGTGCCGTCGTCGATCGCGCCGGGAAAGCCGATCAGCGCCTGCAAGTTCGTCGTGTTGTTGAATAGCGCGGTCGAGAACACGTCCATGACGACGTTCCCTGCGTCGTTCATCTTCGCCTCGATCTTCGGAATGATCGCGTGATCGAGTTGCAGGATGCCTTCCATTCCGAGGAACGGAATCGGCACGATGAAAAGTTTCAGGTTCCCCTCGAATAGGAACGCGCCCTGCAAGTCGGACGGCTGATTGAACGTGCCGTCGTAGCCCGACCATTGCCCGGTGACAAACGGCGCGCCCTGCACTGGGACGCTGATCGAACTGACGCCACCGTAAGCGGGCTGCGCGCCGGCAAGTAGCGACGCCATCGTCGGCGAGTTGTTGTAGATTTGTACTACGAGTTTTGGAACGTATGCGCGCCTAGTTATGCTCGATAACTCGAGGCCAACATTCGCCGCTGGGACGATCCCGGTGCCGAACACCACCGAAGGCATGAGCCCTGCCCCCTGCATGTACTCAGTGAGCTTGAAGTACAGCGGCTCGAACAGCCACAGCAGGGCGCGTATCAGCAGTGTTGAAATCTTGGTCATCGTCTTTCTCCTAATCCGCCCCGATTAGAAACTGTTCAATGCGTGCGTGCCGCCTTCGCCCGTTCTTTCCGAATGTCGTCCATCGCCGCCATTGCCTGCGCGCGCGCCGTCCCAATCGGGTCTTTCATGAACGCCTTGCCAAGATCGCCTTGGCCGAGCTCAAAGCCTTGCTGGTGCGACGTTGACGGCGTGGGCTCGGCGGCCTCCTGCTCGATTGCGCGCTGCATCGCCGCCTTGGTCAGTCCGGTCTGCGTCGTCATGAAGCCATTCTCGCTTGCCCACTTCACGAGGTCGGAGAATGAAGCGCGCGTGTTGACGTGCCCGGCATCGCGCAAGTTCTCGTAGAGGTTGCTCGCTTCGCGCTCTGCGTCGGACATCTGCCCGCGTTTCTCCAGTTCCTCGATGCGCTTGTCGCGCGCCGAGAGCGCGGCAACCGTCTTGTCCTCCAATTCGACAATCGGCATGGAGATGTTCGGGTTGTTTTTTTTGACCAACCTTTGAAACACGCCTGCGGTGTCGGGCTTGGAGAGCACGTCGTCGGCCAGGGCCGCGAGTGCGCGGATTTCGTCGTCGGTTTTTCCCTCGAGCGGGGGCATGGTCTAGCTCCTATGCTGCTGGCGGAATGGGGGTCGGATCGTCGTTCGCCGCCAAGGTCTGCGCGCGCGCATTGGCGAAGTCGTGAACTTCACTGCGCCGCGCCATCGCTAAGCGCGCATCGGCTGGAATCGGCTGCCCCTGCGAGGTGTGACTGACCACGCCGGCCGCGTCCGCCTCGGCGTGCTTGTCGAGGTCTGAGCGTTCGTCGTTCACCTGACGGCTGCCTTGCCTTGCATCTCAGCAGGTTTCTCCGCGGCCGGCTTCGCTTTCTTGAGTTGCCGCTGATCGACGTTCGGGTCCGCCTTCCGTCGGCCGGCGAACGCCTGATCTTTCGCGCGCCGGTCTTTGAGGCCCGGATAGCTGTCGTCGACCACGGTCAGAGTGGAGGCGGTCGAATGGTACGTTTCGCCGTTTTGGAGCACCTTCACTTCGCTTGGTTCTTTCGGGTCTCCGATCAGCACCGCAGCGATTTCAGGCCCCGAGTTCTTGATTTCGATGGTCATGGATTTGCTCCTACTTGGTCCCTATTTAGTACCTACTTAGTGCCTACTTAGTGCCTACTTGGTCCCATTGCCGGGCTTGACGATATGCATCATGTTTTTGAAGAACGCCTTTCCGGCCGAGGAAAACCCGCCGAAAACCGGGTATCGCGGCGGATTGACCACCCGCCCGTTGTTCTGCGCGTTGGTGAGCGGATCGCGGATGCCGCGTCCGCTCGGTCTGACGCCAATTCCTGGTTGCTCGGGCATGATTTGCTCCTATTAAGCTGGTGCTGGTTGAGGTGCTGGTGAGCCGGCGCCTGGGCCGGGTGCTGCACCCATGCCCGGCGGCTTGACGGCGCCGAGCATGTTCATGATCTCGGCGGGGAAGAGGCGGCGGTCTTCGTCTTTCGACTTGCCGAACGCCTTGGAGAGCGTGGCGAGCGCCTTGCTCACGGCGTCGAATTCTGGGCTGTCTAAGGGAAAGTGCGGGAGTTCCCGCTGGAGCATTTCGCTCGCCACCTGAATCTGCACGCGCGCGGCTTTCTGGATGCCTTCCTGCGGCTGCGGTGTGGCCATCGGCGCACTGCCCGGACCGCCTGAGCCTGGGCCGGTAGCGGAACCGCCAGCGCCTGGGGAGGGGGAGGGTGCAGCGGAATCGGGCAGGGGCATTGAAGGTCTTTCGGCCTGGTTTTGACGGTAAACCGCTGCCCACGGCCCCGTTCCGGCGTGACTCTGTGCCTAAATCACTGTTTCGTCAAGTAGGAATGGAAAAGCCCGGTCTGAGCACCGGGCTTTCTGTTTGTCGGTGGCCTACCGACGTCCTCTACGGCCGCGCCTACGTGCGATGATGGCTTCTCCAATGGTGATTGATCGGAATGCCCATGTTGCGACTTCACTCTACAACAAACCGATTGCCCTTGGCAATGTTTATTTTTGCAGGAAGGTACTGCAAATTCCAGGGCGTGTGAAGGCCGCATACGAGTTTCCCGCGCAACGGGACGATGTGGTCAACATGGAAACCGGCAGGGCATGCCTTGATGAACGCAATATTTTCTTTCCGGTAGGTTTTAGCCAAGGCTTGGCCGCCGATCATGCGCTTGCGTACAATAATATATTCCTTTTTCTTAGCTAGTTCCCGGTCGTGATTTAATCGGTAACGAGCGCGCGCTAGAGCGTTTCTCCTTTCACTATCTTTTGCCTCTCTCAGACGCTTCGCCTTCATAAGCTCTGGATTTTCAGCGGCGTACTTTCTTTTTCTCTCCCTCTGGCCCTCTATGTTTTTGGCGTAGTACTCCCGGTTTTTTGCCCTGTATCTTTCGGGGTCGGCTCTTTGCCAAGCGCGAACACTTTCTCTGGCTTTCTCCGGATTCGCTGCGCGCTGCCGCCTTAACGTCGCCCTAGCGGCTTCTATGTTTGCTTGGTACGCGGCCTTTTTATACGCACGAATCTTTTCACGATTGGCCGCGCGCCACTTCGCCATGTATTCCTTTTGGTAAGCCATCACCCAACGGATTTCAAAGGCGGTTTAGGCGCACTTTTCGCTGCTTCCATCTGCATTTTTTGTTGCGCTGCCTTGGCTTCGCTTGGCTCAATAATTTCTTCCAGTTCTCGCAGGATAGATGCCTCATCCGGGGGCGCGTTGAGGATCACGTAACGCTTTCTGGTGATGGCGCGAGCTTTCAGTAACCGATCGCTCAAAAGCTGAGAGCCTTCAACGAATATCGGCGAATTGCTGTGCGCGTCCACGCCCACCGTGAAGTTCGGCGACATTTCCGCCGGGATGAACGGCACGTCGTTCTCGTCGTACAGTTCCTCGGTCGTTCCCACGTACAGGCATTTCCCGAACAGCGTCGCCGACTGATCGAGCGAATCCTCGATAATCATAGCGCGCTTTTTCGGTCGCGCCGTCCCTACCGTCAGGAGCTTGCCCGCGTGCCCCGCCGAGCGCACGCCCGATTCGCCCCTGCCCTGCACCACGTTGCTCAATCCCGATACCGTGTCCATGTAGTCCTGATAGCGCGCGAGGCTGGCGTAGATGTGCTCCGGGATGTTCGGAACGAAAGTCTCGCGGCGGAAGTTCGGATCGCTGATTGCTACATTCGCGCCGGGCGAGTTGAATGCGTCCATCTTGTCGGGGAGCCCCATGCCGCCCCAGGCCGAAGGCGGATCGACTTGCTTTTGCTCAAGCCGCTCGATGTCGAGCATTCGTTCGTTCAGTTTGTTCTGGATCGGCGTCAGCTTCGACACCTCGGACTGGCCCCAGAAATAATCGGGCAGCGGGTTCGGGCAGACCTGCACAAAGCCGTGCTCGCCCTCAAAATCTTTCGATCGCGGCAAGAAGATGTTCTTGCGGTCGAACACGATCGCCTGCTCGCCCGCCATGGTGCACACCTGGTAGTCGTCCTGCGAATCGTCCCATACGTATATTTCCTGCATCTCGATTACCGGCACAGCGAGCTGCGCTGCGTAGTCGGCGATGGTCCCGATATTCACGTTCACTTCGCCCTGGAGGCTCTGCAAGCCTTCGCCAGGGATGCCGGAAGTCAAGAGGATGCGGTCCAACATCGGCGGCGTGGACGACGCGGTATCCTTTTTCGTGTAGGCGTCCGTCGCCGCTTTCAGGATGTCCTCGCGCTTCGGGTGCAGGCTGATGCGCTTGGCCAAGTCCGATTTCGTCATGTAGTACACGTGGACGAACGCCTCCTGCCGGTCGAGCATGGGCACGTCGTCGCGGTACACGCCGAAACAGGCCGGGTCGATGACGTAGGGGTCCACGCGGCCATTGCGCCGGCGAATGTGCTTGACGAGGGTCGAGTCGTACACGAGCGCCCACAGGATCGCCATCTGCATGATGACGTCGGCGTTGGACTTTTTCCACTCTTCTTGGACAAGTTTGCCAAAGGCTCCGGTGCGCTTGCGGTCTGACTTCGGGGCATGGCTTCCCATCGTCACGCTGAACCGCGTCGAGTCGCTGGCGTAGAGGAATGAAGTCACCGTGTCAAGGTGTGAATACAGCAGATTCCACGGCGACGGCGCGCCATCGGCCGTGCCGTAGAAATAGTAAGCCCTATTCAGAGTGTATTGTTCCAATCGCGTCGCGCGCGAGGACATGCACACCCGCGACACCTCTTGGAAAAAGTCGAGCCTTTGGGCATCCTGCCGCGGCAGCTTCACGGCGCACTCGCCAGTGCTGAATCGAAGTCCTTGGCCGACCCAGGCTCATGCCCCACGGCGTGCGGACGCGGCCGAGGTAGCGCCTTCATCAGTTCGGAGATTGCGCCGCCCGTGTCGGTCATGCCCATGCCTGCGAGCGCGGCTGTTGCGCCGCCCGCTGAGCCTTCGCGCGGGACTTCGCCCTTGCCGACTTCGTACACATTCCCCGCCGGCAGCGGCTGCCACATTGCTTCCATGCCCTTCGGGGTCTTCCTGGATGCCCCCACCGATCCGTTGCGATTGGAAAGGTCGGTGAGCTGGTAGCGCGCGGCGAGCCGGTCTAGCGCGCGGTCGGAGATTTTCGTGCGCTCGGAGCGCAGGGCGGGCGCGGTCAGGAACTCACGGACGATTGTGGAGCAGCCGTGCGGGCAACGCGGCTGCTTGTCGCTCGATGTGAACGACAGCGCGTGCGCGATGCACCTATATTCCTTTGCGACCATGCGCGCACGATACGCTACTTCAAGATTTCCGGCAAAACCGGGAAGGCAGCTTTGTTCACAGCAATAAAATCCAGCACCGGACCGCGCTCGGTGATCCTGATCCGCGTGAGCATCGTCTGCTCGGGCAGCGGATCGTCGTACACGGTAATCTCGTAGGTGCCGCGCGCCTTGCTCACCCGCCGCGCTTCCACCTGCCCATTTTCCAGCAGCGTGAACGCGCGCTCAAGCCTGCGCTGCTGCTCGCGGTACATGCCTTTATGGCTTTTCGCTGCCCGCCATAAGTGACTTTCACGGATACCGCTCACGTGCGCAAGCACCGACACAGAGAACGGGCGCTCCTTCGGAGGCGTGGCGAACAAGGCGCGCAGCCGCCGCATGATTTCCTCCTGCTTCACTTGTTCACCCCGTACCGGATGCCGACCTTATCCATGTACCCACCGACCGTGCTCCTAAGCGTACTCTCAACCGGCGTCTCCGCGCGCCCCGTAATCGCCACCTTCGCCCGCTTGTCGGCTTCCTTCGCCCAGGTGAGGCCCATCTGCTTTAGCTTCATGATGAAATAGCGCACGTGGTTTTCCGCGGCGATCGCCGAGGCGACGGTGCAGTCATCGTGCCCGCGGCCGGATGCGCCAAGGAAGCCGTCCTTCTCGCGCACGATGATCTTCATTTCGTCGGCAAGGAGCTTGGAGTGCAGCACGGCGTGGCCTTTATCGACCAGATCGCGGAAGGTGTTGAAGGCGCGGTCCTTGGTTTCCCCGGTAGTGTTGTGCGTAGGAACCATGGATTCACCGGCAAGATACAGGTGCGACTTGGAATCGACTTCAATGCAGCGCACCGGCACGGACTCAACCTGTTCAACGGAAACGATTAGGTGCGTTTTTGTTCTGAATGGTCGATACGCAGATTTTCCGTGGCGGTTGTCTTTGTCGTTCATCAACGCGCGCTTCCTGAGCAATCTGAACATCGGCATTTCTGGATACGACACGAAATAAAACTGGTATGACTCGGCGCACTCCACTTGTTTCCCCTTGTACAGCAGAGTTCTAGTTCTGGTTGAGTAATGAGACCTAACGCCAAGAGTTCTAAGAAGCTCTGAGAACCCATCACGCAACGGTATGCTTGTAGTTGTGAAGGTGCATTTTCTTCCCGTCGTGATGGAGCCGTCAGTATCCATCAGACCTTGAAGCAAACTCAATCTCTGGTCGAATGACGCCCTCAAGTACGAAGCTGGAATATGCTTGTTGTTGATCATATTTTGTTTTGCAAGTTCAGCAGCAAGACCAACAACATTTACACGGCATGCCTTGTTTCGCTTGTCTTTCCCGTAACCTGAAATCTTTAGACCAAGGTCGGTTATATTTTCGATGATGCTGTCCAAATCTTCCTTTGCCCCGGAAATCCTGCCGTTAGCGGAATGTCCATCGCCCAACCACAACCCGAGCACATACGGATGAATCGGAAGCTCTTTGTCTTGCGCAAATAGAGGCGCAGTTGCATCTATCTTGTCACCCTCTCGAAGTATCCACGTAGAGCACATCTGCCCGCCTGATAATTCCCACAGGTGATCGGCATCCGCGACTATTGAAGAACCATCGGAGAATGTGATTCTGTAGCACTGATGATCTCGTAGCACAGGATGCGCAACCACCACCCTACACGGCATGCCTTCATCATCGAAAAGCGTATCGTCGTTTTTCACCTTGCCCATCGTAGTCCAGCCGTCTGGAGTAGGTAACGGCGTATCGAGAGCAAGGCACTTCCAGCCGTACACGCCGCCGCCGAACGGGGAATCCAGCCGCCGGTAGAGAAAGTAGCGCATGTGGCCAACGACATCGCGGATCGCCTTGCCTTGCGGCGAGGCGCCGAGCATGGATGCCTGCCGCCTCAAGTTGTCGATCTCGCCTAGCACCGCCTCCCCCGGCCCGTTGATCTCAAGATTCACCATGCTGTTGCGGTAGCACCCGGCGATGTAGCAAATCACCCAGGCGAACTTGTACGTGGTGATTTCAGGCGTGCAGAACTCAGCCACCTGCTCGAAGCGATCGGCGTAGCAGCGGTACACTTCGACGACAGAGCGGTCAGCCCAGTGCGCGCTGCCGTAGGCGGGATCGGCGCCGATGGAATAAAACGCCGCGTCGTCGGGCTGTTCCCAGATGCGCAACTGCGCGCGGGGCTCAGGCGAGCCTTCCACCACCGTCTGCATGAAGTCCGAACCGAAACCAAAGCGCAGGCATTCCACGGGCGCAGGCTCCGCATCGATCGCCGTCGCAATCTCATGCACGCGCGTCAGGCTGAAAAAGTTTTTGCCGGTCAATATGAACGACATCTCCGCCGTCCAGGGCATTTCTTGTCTGGCGTAGTCTTGGTCGTGAAGTTTCTCCGCAACGATCCAGCGCCACCACGCGATTTGCTCCGGTACGATGTCAAAGTCGTATTGCATCTTCACAGCTTGAGACCACTCGTGTTCGTTGCTGGTTAGCTTTCCATCCCAGTACGCTTCATATTCGTTGGAGCCTTTCTCTTTACGATATAGTTCGTTTCTCCACCACCCTATGAATATCGCTCGTTGCGTAACAGCATCTTCTGCTTCTACGTACATGTCATGGAACAAATTAAATCCGCGTGCAGTTGATTCCCACATCGCAAATCGCAGCGGGTTTATTTCTGCAAGCGAAGATTGGATTGATGCAAGCGATTCTTCATCTTCCCAAGACGAGCATTCGGTCGCATGAATGAAGGTGATTCCTTTGCCGCGTCCCTTACCGCCTTTTCGTTTCACGCCGCCGCCAATCTGCATGAACATGCGTGATCCGTTTTCAAATTCGAGCATGTTGCGATTGTTGGTGAGTAACCTCAGACGATGCGTGCGCGGTAGGCCGTTGTGGAACTGCGTTAGTGTCGAGCGAAACATTTCTTTGTTTTCTTCCCCATCGGAGGCGAGAGTACCCTGCATCCCCGTATACTCATAGTGCCAAAACAGGTCAATTGCTAACTGAATGGTCGTTATCCCGAGTTGGCGAGCTTTACAGCAAACGAAAGCGTGAATGTCATCCTCAAGCCCTCTCACAACTTCTTGCAGTAGATATTCTTGCGTGCCAAGTAATTTGTCGAGCCTAATTACGCCTTGCTCCTTAGAGCTAACGGATAATTGATTACAAAAAGCGCGGAAGCGTTTGATATCAAATTTCAAGACGAAGCCCTGAGAGCTTGAACGAACACGGAATAATCTTTGTTGAATTTTCTGGAGTTGCAAGACTTGCACAGCAGTTGAATGTTGCTGATGTCGTTACTTCCGCCCTTGGAGATAGCAACGATGTGATCGACTGACGGCTTGAGGGTTATGTCGCAGCCGCAAGCATTGCACTTGCCGTCCTGCTCGATCATCATGGCTTTAAGTTGCGCGGTCGTATGCTTGCCGCTTAACCCTTTAATCCGAGCCCGTCTGTTGCGCGTCCATGTGGCCTTCCATTCAGGATGTTCTTTCATCCATTTTTTTGACTTTGCCGTATTGTATTTACGAGGTACCAAGCGCCACTTTGCGCGAAGAGCAATTACCTTTTCTGGATTCCGTATCCTCCACTTCTTGCCAGCCTTAGCTTGAGCTTGAGGATTCAACTTTCTAATTCTGGTCGCATCCTCTTTTCTGCAAGGCTTGCACATTTTATGCAGACCGTCCTTGCTGGCGCGATTGATGCCGAATGACGACACAGGAAGTGACTGCTTGCACAAGATGCACGTTTTTTCTGACCGCTCGATTTTCTTTTTGGCAACTTTTTCTTTGTTGACAAGATATGATTTCCGTCTGATCAATTTAGCGTGTTCTTTGTGCCCCACTGTTCCAGCTTTGATTTTGTACTTTTCTTTCCTGCACTCGACGCAATGGTCACCGTACACGTACCGCAAACCACTGTGGCCGCGTTTGCAAACCAAACCGATGTAGGTATCCCCTCTCATCCCGTAATCGCGCTGACCCTCACGCGCGCCCATCGCGCCTGTGGCTCTTTCTCGATCACGCCCTCGCGCTCAAGCAAATCCGCGCACTCCTGCACGTGCGTGCGGTTCAAGCCGATGTCTTTCGATGCGCGCGCGCGCCAGCCGCCTGTGACCATGCAATCTTCGCCCATGCGACACAACATCCACCATAATAAGCGATGCGCGCCCGCATTGAGCTTCAAGCGGTAAATTGGTTTCGACTCAATGCCGACAGTCATTGCTTTGCATACACGCCGGCGGCAACAATCAAGACCGCCGCGAGCATACCGTACCCGTTGGCGGCAACAATGCAACATACTACCGTGACGATAAACAACTGCGTATCAGTCATGGCGTATATTCTCCCATTGCTAACGCGAACAGCAGAAACAACGGAAGAACGATATGCCCGTTAGCGAGCATCAATCCACACAACACGGCAATCACGACTCCGGCGCAGTTCATTGCTTTTCCTCCCTGTATTTTCCTTTTATGTGCGCGTTGAAGTACTTCCCTTTGCTGCCCGACCTAAGAAACTCAAGAAACGTATCAAGCGGCACGCCAGAGTAGCGCCACGTAGGGCCTGAGCGGAACGTAATGTCAAGGTCCAGTGTGTTCTTATCGAAGCCGTAAGCCTCAATCAAACTACTTGAGCACCTGTGCATCTTCATTGGTACGCTTTCAGAGCGGCAAATCTTCGTGACGTTTCCCACACACTTGGCATAGCTCTGGATTGCCTGAGTCGATTTCGTATCCGCCAACAAATTCATGGTTTGCGTTTAATGGCTTCGGCCCGAGAATAAGCGGCGTTGCGGGCGCAGGCTTGCCCTCTGCTGTCAGCGCAACCGCCAGCGCCGACCAACGATCCGCCTTGATGCCATAAAGCGGACCCGGTGACTTCTTGACACCGACTGCCGCAGCCTGCCCGCCGTACCTGTCGATGATCGCGGCGCGAATGTTGGAATCATTGGCTTTGCTCGATTCGCACAGGAACAGTTTGACCTCGCGCCGGTAAATCAACCGCACTGTCCCGCCGCGGCGCTCCCACGCTTCCTGGAAGCGGCCTATCCATTTCACCGTCTGGAATATTTCCCGGCCTACCGCCATGCCCATGCTGGCTATGTCCTCGATCGCAAGCAAGTCGTGACCGGCATCGCAATAACTGCGAAGGCGCACAAGCAAACCATCGTTCGGCAGCTTGTCGTGCATGCCGACCACGCCGCCCGCCTCCAGCGCAACGATGGCGCTCTCCGTCGTGCCAGGATCAAGTCCCAGGATCACCACCCTGTCCTCCATCGGTTCCCCGGACCGTCACTTCGGCCGCTTCGAGGGTGGTGAGCCACCGGGGAATATGCAAAAGGTTATCCACAGGGATACAGACTTATCCACAGGTGGGGCATTTGACCCACCTACCCGTTGAACACCCGCCCGCCCGGCATCCCGCCGACCGGCCCCACCCGCGGCTGCTCCTCCGCCGCCACCCGCGCCCCGGCAAGCTGCTGCCAGACCGAGTAGCGCGCCGTGCGCGCCGCCTGCAACCGAAGCTGCCGGTTCAGCCCGTCGTCGTCAGGCAAGGGCTCGACCAACCCGCGCGCCTCCGAAACCGCCAAGAGGGCCGTCGCTACATCCAAAGCGAGGACCGCCAGCATTCCAGGAGCTTGCTCCAAGGATTCTCCGCTGCTCAAAGGCAAAAAGTTCGTGAACATCGGGCTCGTGCGCAGCAGGTCCATCGCCAGCCTAACCCGCAGGTCGAGCAGTGCTCCGGTTCCGAAGCCCTCCAGGACATTGCTAGGGTAAGCCATGCCTACCCCTAGACTACCCCTACCCTTGTCCTCGTCCATCCCCTACCCCTTCCTTGGTCTGCCTACACCACGACCAGCCTTGACTCGGCCCGTCCTGATCCGAGACTCCTTGATCTTGCTCGCGTAACACGCCTTGCAGTACGCCGCCAAGCCGTCTCCCAAGCTCTCGTTCCGCCCGAACGCCGTCTCCTTCAACTCCCGCTCGCAGGATGGACACCACTTGCTCATTCCCCGGCCGGTTCCGTTTCGTCCTGCGTCCCCGGCTGGTACGGGCGCCACCGCCAAAGCGGGCAGATCACCACCGTGCAACTCGCCACCTCCGCCCGCTCCCAGTTGCAGCAGTCCAGGCACTTCGCCTTGATCGCCTCTCTCGGGCTCCCTTCCCCATCCAATGCCTTGCGCAGCCCCATCCGGTACAGCTTCAAGCATCGGCCTACATGCGCTTCCCGCTTCTCTTCCTCGGTCAAAACAGGCTTGGACGTGGTAACGGACGGAGTTTGCGCGCTCATGACGCCACCTCGCCCACCGGACGGACTGGTGACCGACATCCGGCTTCCTGATCGAGTTTCTCGGCCAGCAAAACAGCCGCCGCCGCAAACCCCTCGATTTCCGCCACCGACTCCGCGCACCACACCTGCCGCAAAAACCGGTAGTTGATCCCGTCGGCCGCCGTCATGAAGTCGCCCCACTGCGCTATTTCCTCCGGCACCGGCACATACCGATGCTTTCCAAGCAACGCGTTGATCCTACCCTTCGTCGATTCCAGTTGCGCCGATACCGCCCGCGCCGCTTTCAACTCGTCCTCGGCGCACAGCCCCAGGCTTACCAGCGTATCGAGCGCAAATCCGAGCGTCCGGTAACACGCCTCGGCAATTGGCGCAATTCCCTCCCGCTTGCGCATCGCTAACCACTGATATGCGTCTGATTCAATACAGCATTTGTCGTTTATGTCCAGCAGCATGACCAGGCTCCCGATTGAGGTTGAGTAAGGCTGGCGGTTCGGGCGATCGGGTCGCCTTCACCCTTGCGCCGTCTCCACGGACCAGCAGTGAAACTCTAGCTAAATTGTGCAAAATGTCAAGAAAAAAAATGGGGGCGAAGCAGCAATGGCACGCGCACACGCCGCCCTCAGACCCATCTGGCCCGGCGCCCCGCCGGCTCGACGGCCAGCCCGACCAGCCAGCGGCCAGCCCGGCGCCCAGATGGCCAGGACCTCGCCGCCAACGCCCTCCAGCCGCCAGCACCTCGACGCGCCAGGCCCGGTCGACCGATCGCCCAAATCGCCCCTTTTTCGACCAAGTGGCGGGTAAAGTGGCGGGTAGGATGCCAAACTTTCATATTTAGTCAATTAAATCAATGCATATAGACGGAGTAGTGATCCGCCGTGCCAGAAAACGGCATTGTGCGGCGCAAAAAACAGACCGGCTGCCTGATCTCGTCGACGATCGCCTGGAGGGGGTGTCGAAAGTTCGACAGGGGGTGCATATAAAAAGTATACAGTCGGCCGCGGCAGTCGAAGCCGCCCTTTCTGAAAAGGTGCGCAATACCCCCCTTATACCCCCTAAGCATTAGCGCATTAGCGCAAAGGCGCAAAGGCGCGCTGCAAATGCGCTAATGGGGGCCTGGGTGCGCTAATGCTAGTTTTCGCATTGGCGCATAAGCGCAAACAGTTACAAAACAGACTGTTGCAGTACAAGCGTATCAATGATTTTGCGGTTATTGCGCTTAAGCTCAACGCTCTTGATAGCGGCATTAGCGCGCAGAATTTCGACTTGATGCCAAAAACGGCGGATTCCGGGCCTTCCGGAGCGCAAAGAATCGGGAAATTCGGCGCAAACGGAGAGCACGTGGAAGGCGGTGCGCCTGCCCATGGTTGCGGCCGGAACGGGTTCAGAACGTGCGGCGCAGGCGCGCATGGCGGCGAGGATGCCGGCCTGTTCGGTGCGGTCGCGGTGGGCTTTGTCGAATTTGGATAGCGCATGGGAAGTGCCGGTGCTGAGGAACAGTTTGGCGTCGTCATCCCACTCGAACAGCATGCTTTGGTCGGTTTTGCCTAAGTTGGACTTTTGGAGGTCGAGGTTGAGGCGGCCGGTGTGCTCTACGCGCTTCGATTCCTCGTCCTCAATGGTTTCCGGGTACAGATACCAGCGGGCGCGAACGGCGTTATGCCAAGCGGTCGGGCCGAGGTAGCCGTCGCCAGCGGCGCCTGCGGTCGATGACGGCTTGTTGACGTGGCCGGCCAGGAGCACAGCGCCGGTATCGGGTGGGACTTTCGCCACCAGCGAATTGACAAATTTCTTAATGTCCGACGGGCTCGCGGTGTTGCCGCCGTAGGTGTCGTTTACGCCGTCGATGATGAGGAATTCGGTGATTTGCTGCGCTATGCGATCGCACATCAAATTGTAGGCGTTGGTGGTGAACGCGCCTGCGATTGTGCGCTCAATCAGGATGGTATCGAACCCGACGAGGTCCAGAATATCTAGCCAGCCGCGCAATTGCGACAGGTTTTGCCCCAAGTGCGCGCAAATCCGCCACAAGCGCCAGTGCAACAGCGATTTACGGTCTTCGCAGGACAGATAGAGCACGCGCTTGCGCATCCGCACGTCTTTCCCGAAAAACGGGATTCCGGCGGCGAGACAAACGGCCAAATGCAGCGCAATTGCGGACTTTCCGACCCCGCCATGCCCTGCGAGCAGCGTAGCGTATCCGCACGGTAGCCAATCCTCGATTATGAATGCCGGCGGCTGCGGCTCGTTCTCGGCGAGGTATTCGAGGTCGAGCGGCGCGGGCCAGGTGGGCAATTCCTTGGGTGGTGGTGAATCGTCCCACTCGCCGTTTCCGTTACCTTTATGCTTACGAACCTGCCGATCCAGCCGCGCAATCGTGGCGCCGACTTCCGGCACTAGCTCCCGGTAACGCCGGAACCCTTCCGGCATCTGGCTGCGTTGATCATCGGTAAGACTCTTCCACCAAAGCACGAAGTCACCCGGCTCCATGCCACGGATGGCATCTTCTTCCGGGCTCATGGACTAAAAATCCATGCGTTCTACCGTGCCCGAAAGCTCCCCAACGATACGATCAAGCGCGCGCTTATCCTTCCTGAATGTGTTGTCGAGCAGCATCCTGACGTTGTGCGTCAATTCAACCGTCATCAACTCTTCGCCTTTCGGCAAATCATGCTCGAACAGGTCCAAACAATCGCCTTTGTGGACATGAATGGTAAGAATGCGTTTGGGAGTATCTTTTATGGACTGACCCCACGCAACCATTGCCATTCCGGGGTCATAAATATTGAGCTTGCAGACGTCGCAAACGTAGAACGGGCACGCCCGGTCTTCGATGAACAACACGGCTTGAGTCATTTTTGGGTCTCCCCCAACAAGGGCATGAAGGCGAGGCCGGCGGCGTGTTGGGCGCCGCCGGTCGTACTCGCTTCGGGCAATCCGGTTGCAGGCCGGACGAGATTCAATCCTAGACCATCAATCGCCTGAAATCAAGAGCCTACGCCCCCGGCGTCAGCCTCGCCGCCAGTTCATCCATCGCCCGGCGCAGTTCGTCCTGAGTGTAGTTAGGGTGTAATCTGACCCAGGCTGCCCGCTCGCGCTCGAATCGTTTCATCCGCGCAATCCCGCGCATCACCGCGCTGTGATCGGGGCCTGGTTTGCGGCGGGAAACAATCACACCATCGTGCTCCGTGGGCGGCCCGGACTGACGGTGCGCCAGATCCGGGCCTAGCTTCTCCGGCGCGCTGATAGGTGCACGCGGTCGAGCGTTCTGTTCGCCCCCGGCGCAACCCGCACGCCGGGGGCTGTCTCAGCCGCGCGTGGCCCCGGTTGCCGCACGCGCCGAGCATCTCGGGTCGGCCCCGGAACGCATGCGCGGCATAGGAAAGCGATCCGGGGCCTAGCCGGCGGCAGGAGGGAACTTACCGCGGCCGGTTGCGCGTCAGTTTAGCACTCGGCGCGGAACAGGCGGCGCACCCGTTCGGGCGGCGTGCGCGATGGCCGCGCCTGCCGGTACTCGGTCGCGCGCATCGTCGGCAATGGAAGCGAGGCGCGCGATATCTCGTATGTGTAAATGCGGCCGTTGTCGGCGGAGCGCCCTGAGTACCACTGACGGATGCGCCCTTCGTCGCGCAGCGCAGTGAGCCAGGCGCGCAGGGTACGATCGTTCGGATTGCCGAGCTCGGCGCCGATGCGCTCGATTGATAGAGGCCCCAGGCGGTGCAGGATCGGCGGGATCAGTTCTTTCACGGTTTGCGCTCAAGTTTGGCGATCCAACGCGACGGCAGGAACACGCACGGATAGTGCGCTGAACGGTATTCGTAGGCTCGCTCAAAACGGCATTGCACATAACCCGCTTCACCCATGCGCCCCTCTGCAGCAGTAGAGTTTGCGCAGTTGCCGCAGCGTTCGGCAGGCAGTTCCGGCGTGGTGGTTTCGATCATGCCGGTTTCGGCCTCGGCCCAGGTTTGCCCTTTAGCGGCATCCGCGCACGTTCCGGGATCATCCACACGTGCCCTTGCTTGCGTGCGCCCTTGATTTTGCCAGACATAATCAATTGAAGCACCCGCTGGCGCGTACACTGCCATTTTTCTGCGCATTGTGTTGTGGTAATCAATTTGTTCCTCCTCAAAACTGCAATATAGCAGATAGTTACGACAATTAAAAATTAATTTGTTTTTCCTGTTGACAAATTAATTATAATCTGGAATGATGCAGTCATACCGCAATTGCGCGGGAAATTAGGAGAGAACGAAAATGGAACGCACCGAGGCCAACGCGAGAATCACCGCAGCACTTGAAGTTTTGCGCAGACGCGGTTGGACCACGCAACAGCGCAACAGACTGGTGGACGGACTGCAGCGCGATGATGCCGTTGAAGTGGCGGAGCGCGCAGCCAATCAAACGCAGCAATCGTAACATTTGTGTGCTGAGCGGCGGCGCGAAAAGGGGGGAACGGAAATGAACAAACGGCAAAGTTTTGAAGCGGGGCGCATAGCGTTTGAACAGGAGCACGCAGTTATCCCGCCGCGTGATGTTGATGGTGACGCATATGTCGCAGGCTGGCTCACAGCGCGCGACGAGTACGAACAGCGGCAATTCGCGGCGTACAAGAAATCGTAAGTCTGGCCGAGGCGATGGAATTTTAACGCGAGAAAGGACGAACCATGTCGCGTAACGCTTTCCCGAAGATCGAGCGCGAGCAAGCGCAATCTGCGGCCCTGCGCGAACATAACGCGATGGAACGCGCGATGGGTAACTGCCCGCATGAAACCGGGACGCGCAGGAAAGAATTCGACATGGACGGATGCGGTTATTACGTCTGGACCTGCAACGAGTGTGGGTATTCTGAAATAGATGATATGCCGTGATTATGACGCCGCATGGTACGCTTGCAGAGAGGGCTGGAAAATGAGTCACACGCCTGGACCGTGGGAAGCCGAGCACGAGCAGTGCGATCCAAAACCGTTTCCAGACGATCCGGGTTTTTTCACCATTAATGCGCCGATTCTCAATCGGCATGGGCCTATCGCGGATACGATGAATCGCGATCACTGCATTAGCCCAAATGAAGATCGAGCCAACGCCACGCTGATCGCCGCCGCGCCCGATCTGCTGGAGTGCCTGCAATGGCTGGATCGTAAAGGCGGACTCGGACTAGATGTGCATGACGAGATTAGCCGTGTGATCGAAAAGGCGACAAGATGACTGAAAAAGACATATTTAGACTTCACGCGGCAATCACAGATCACCCGCCTGACGTTGAACAATTGATACGGCAGCGAGACAATCTTCTAGTGCTCGCGCTTGCGGTTGCCGAGTATTTCCAGGACACCGATGCGCCGCTCGGAAAAATGGCGCGCGAATTAATTGCAGAGAGCGGAAGGAAATGACTGAGCACGATGTAATCCCGGTGCGCGCGTCCGAGCTTGCCGAACTTCAACGGGACGCAGAGCGCTGGCGCTGGTTTCGCAAGCTAGACCGGTTTGGCATCACCGACTTGGCGAGCGGTGCATTTATTGATGCGCCACACGAAATGGACGCCGCAATCGACGCGGCAATGCAGGCGAATAAGTAAAACCGCAGGGAGGATTTTCTAGGAGGAAGCCATGCAATTTCGATTGAGACTGGTAAAGCAAATCGAGCGCCCGGCTGATCCCCTGCCCCGCGCGGTGACGATGGACGAAAAGAGGGCAAGGGCGATTGCTTACCTTAGGCAGCGCGGGATCTATGTTCTCGATCGCGGGGCGAGGGCGCCAAAGTGGAAAGCGTAGTCGCCAAGTGCATCGGTTGCGGCGAAACGCGGGAAATCCGCGCGGGCGAGATTGCGCCTGGCGATCATCCGATGTGCGATCTTTGCGGAATGCCGATGGTTGCATGGAAAGCGAAGGTAGTGCGCGATCCGCCGGGTGACGGATGGGAAGAGCGCCGGATCAGGGAGGGTGAGAAATGAATTTATCAGATATTAAAGCCGCTGCTCGCAGCCAGCTTGAAGTTGACCTTGGCGAAATGCCAAAAATTGTTCGCATACCTGCGATTGACGATTTGTACATGCTTGGATTTGCGCGCGGAGCTTACTGGGCACTCAATTTGACTCCAGCCGATTTTCACGACGACAAACCGGACGAACGCGCGGACAAACACGTCACCACCAGCGCGGGCGACCTGGACCTGGCCGGAAGGCCGTTGAAAAGTGGTTCATAGTTGACAACGAAAAATGGGGAAAGTATGATATTTGCGCGCTCAAGAAAGGCGCACCGGTATGGAAGCCGGTTACACAGGACTATGGTTCAACGTTTGTTATGCGGTGCGTCTTGGCAACCTGCCAGCGCCCATAGTCCCGCCGACCAGGATTCCATTGCCAGGGCGCACCGCCTAACGTACTTTCTTGCGCGCCGTCAGGGCGCGTCAGCTAATTCCCGGAACCTCGGGGGAACCCACGCGACAGAGGCAGGAAGGTTACACCGGGCAACTACCCGAACACTTCCCGGCTGGGCGGACATCGAAGCCGCAGGATTACGTGTCGGGCGACGTAACATCGATGTGGGGTCGCGGTCTCGACCACTGCGCGACTACCCTGAAGGTGCCCCTCTTTTTTTTCCGCTTTTGCGGGGAAGGGGGGCTTTGTTGAAGGTTTTAAGGGGTTGCCCTGTTTTTTTATTGGGGTTGCCTGAGTAAATGCCGTCCGGAGCTTTCCGGAAGGTTTTGGGGTTTGGCGAAAAAAGGAGGGAGAGCGTGATTCTATTTCTGGTCGCGGCAATTGTGCTTTATTCCTTCGGACACGTTATCGGCGGATCGATTTGCCTCGCGCTTTTTTTCGCCTGCATCGTCGCCGCCGTGTGCTGTGATTTTTGAAAGGGAGGGAACAAAGTGAAACCGGGTATCTTTTCAGCGTTGCCGATGGCCGCATACCTTGACGAGCAGGCGTTTAGCGCCGGCCTCGCCCAGACGTTGCTGGACCATAGTCCCCTGCATGCCTGGACGGAAAGCCCCTGGAACCCGGACCGCGCGCGCAAGGACAACAATGACGCCGACATCGGAACCTTTGCCCATGCCTGCTTACTTGAGGGCGGAACTTCCTCGCTGGTGGTGGTGGACGCGCCCGACTGGCGCACGAAAGCGGCGCAGCAGGCGCGAGATGAGGCCCGCGCGGCTGGCAAACTGCCGATCCTGGAGCGGAAAGTTTCCGAGGTCTGGACGATGGTCAAGGCGGCGCAGGCGTTCGTGGCGTCCAGCGAGATCGCCGGGATATTCAGTACCGGGGAAGCGGAATCGACCATCATCTTCGATGTGGACGACGTGCGTTGCAAGGTGCGCCCGGATTGGTTGACCGCGGATCGCAGGATTTGCCTGAGTTTCAAGACCACACCGGGCTCCGCGGCGCCGGATAGCTGGATCAGAACGCAGCTCCCCGGATACGACACCGGCATCGTGCTCTACGAGCGCGGGGTCCGCTCGATTGCCGATATGCACGGAGACTGCCGCGTGGTTACTCTCGTCCAAGAGCAGAAGCCGCCCTATTCCTGCTCGCTGATAGGGCTGGCGCCCGCGTGGAACGCGCTGGCCGAGGCGAAGCTGGCCGTAGCCCTGGCAACCTGGAAATCGTGCCTGGAGGCCGGTAAGTGGCCCGCGTACTCGCCCAGGATTCATTGGGCTGAGCCGCGCGCCTGGATGTTGGCGGAGCAGGAAGGGCGCCAGCAGTCCGACGCCGACGCGGACGGCATCCCGTTCAACGTTGCCGACATTTTCAAGGGGGACTGAAATGCAAATCGAATTAACCCAGGAAGAATTGGAAACGATCAACGCGGCCTTGGAATGTTGGGAGAAAGAATCGAACAGCGACATGCTCATTGGCGAAATGCTTCATGCAGTGCTCATTCCGCAAAAGGATCAGGAGCGCGCAAAGGCTGAATCCGACAAGCGCGTGGAAATTGCAAAGAAAAAAGGCGAAGGCCGGAAATTGAAATCGCTGCTGCTGCGCGCGAAACTGGCGCAGGCCGTGACGCAGATGATGATCGGAGAAAAGTAATGTTCAAAATCGTTATTACGGAGTGGACGCCCGCGACCCAGTCAGACGAGCGGCCCGTACCGGAGGTGTTCGAGCGCTACACGCAATCTGTCGAGGCGATCGATTTGCCGAAGATCATCGCTGCGGTCAACTCTAAACCGCGCAAACCGAGGGAACCGCGTGCGCAACCGGCAAAGAAGGAGGGAAAGGCATGAAGGTTGATTCACTACCACCATTGCACATTCCCGGCTACAACGCACTGGACGAGCAACAGCGTGCGGTAATCGCATGGCAATACCGTACCTGCGGCGACTTCAAGCGTGCGCTATTCGAGGCGATAGCCGCGGCTGACGACGAAAACCTTATGCGCCTGCGCGCCGGTTTTCCGGTTGAAGTCGATGGGTTTATGCGCTTCCAGCGTCAGCCGGGATGGTGGCAAATGACCGTCAAGGCCGCTGGCGGTGACGTTGAGGCTGGATACTAATGGGCGCTTTTATGTTCCGTCCGGCAGTCAGGGAAAACGTCGGCCTATGGATGAACCTCGTTGGCGGAACAGGGAGCGGAAAAACTTTCACCGGATTCCGCCTTGCGAGCGGGATGTGCGGCGGAAAACCGTTCGCCGTGATCGACACGGAAAACCGCCGCGCGCTGCACTACGCCGATCAGTTCAAATTCGATCATACCGAACTGCGTCCGCCATTCCGACCTGCCGCATACGCCGATGCCGTAGTAGCGGCGGACAAGGCCGGGTATCCGGTAATCATGATCGACTCAGGCTCGCATGTTTGGGCGGGCGACGGCGGCGTGCTCGATTGGCAAGAGGAGGAACTTGACCGCATGGCGGGAACGGATTGGAAAAAGCGCGAAGCCTGCAAGATGGCCGCATGGATCAAGCCGAAGATGGCGCACAAGCAGATGGTGCAAAAACTGCTTCAAGTCAAAGCGCACATTCTCTTTTGCCTGCGCGCTGAACCCAAGATCGAAATGGTAAAAGGCAGGGATGGAAAGATGGAGGTGCAACCGAAGCAATCACTGACCGGACTTGACGGCTGGATTCCGGTGTGCGAGAAAAGCTTGCCATTCGAGGCCACGGCATCTTTCCTGCTCATGGCGTCGCGGCCCGGCGTTCCGCTGCCGATCAAGTTGCAGAGTCAACACCGCGCCCTGTTTCCGCTCGACAAGGAAATCACCGAGGAATCCGGGCGCCTGATCGCAGCCTGGGCAACCGGCACAAAATCCAGCCCGCCGCCGGTGCAGCAGTTGCCAACGGACGGCGTAAGTCTCCCTTCGCCGAACGGTGCGGGCGGCGGTGCTGGGCCGGAGTCAGCAGCGGCGCAGGGTAACGGGAGTACTGGCGGCGATGCCGGTCCCGAGTCGCCCCCTGCGTCCGCTGTTGCCCCGGTTCCAGACGCGAAAATCGTCGAGGACGTGGACAAATTCATTGCCAAACGCAAGTACCAGAGTGCAGCCGACACGGCGAGCTTGATTGCAGACGACGCGCTGCGCGGCGCGACGCTTGAGCGCATCGCGGCGGCTTACAAAAAGGTAGCCAAGTGAGCGCCGACCGGAACGGCATCGCGCACAAGGGAGAATGGTTCGCCGTTCGCCGTACCGATGGGCGCCTGAGCGGCAGAATGTTCCGCTGCCCGCTGCGCGCGGCAGAGCACGCCATGCGCGCATACGGCGTCACGTGGTGGCCGGAATTGGTCAGGCGCGGGATACGCATTGTGGCTGTGATGGAAAAATGAGCAGGAACCGCCAAGCGATTGCAAAGTGCGCGGAATGGCTGTCGTTTTGCCTTTCGATCGGATGGTCCGAAACTGATTTGGATGCGCTGCAAGCGATTTGGTGGCGGCATCATGATGACTATGGAAACTTGATATGACCGCCGAAGTAGAAGCCCTGCTCGAGCGGCTGGATAGCACAGCCAGGAATAAAGAGCATCCGATGCTTCCCACCGGAATAATTGTCTATAAGCAGTTGGCGGCTGATGCTTCTGCTGTGATCGGCGCCCAGGCCGAGGAAATCGCCAAGTTGAATGAGAAGTACGCGACGTTATTTAATAAGACGCAGAGTACGGCTATGCACGCATCTGCACCAGAAGGCTGCGGATGCTCAGACTGCGCTATCGACCAAGAAGCGTGTCCTGTTTGCTATCGTGTTTGGTGGAATAAACGACATCCGAACACGAACATTGTTGCTGCTGATGATTCAGAAGTATTTGCAGCTAATCGTCGCGCAGAAGCAGCCGAAGCCAAGCTCGCGGCTGCAGCGAGGCAGGAGCAGGCTTCGTATTGGATGATTGAGCAGCGCGTCAATGGTTGTCAGGAATGGTTAAAAGGGTTGCGCCATCATGTTGCAGGAGAGGTAGTGGCAATTTGGACTGAGTTTGCGGATCACGCCATTCACTTTCAAAGCAAGCAATTTGCCGAGGAAGTTGGCGGGCTTGGGGTGTTTGTAACCAGTCGGCTGCCGTGCCTTACCAGCGCATATATCACTGAGCATATGGATATTTCCGCCAACTCTCTTGTTGCGCCCGTCCCTGCGGGCGATGCGGCGAGCGTGCAACAGGACGCAGAGCGCTATCGGTGGCTACGCAATAATGAGACTTGGCCATGCATATTTAACGGACCATTTGAAGTTGAGCCGTTGAGTGATAAATATCTTGATGCAACAGTTGATGCAGCCATGGTAATGGGGAAAAAATGAGCGCAGAGCCGCCGATCGAAGATTGTACCGATGAACCGGACGAGCAGTTTATTGAAGCAATTCTGGTTGAAAGGACGGAACTGAATCGCCTGCGCGCCGTCGCCGAGGCGGCAAAGTCGTTCGTGAATAGCGAAGGCTCGGAGTCTGTCGTTCGGGGTTTGGCGCTTGTGGACGCAGTACGCGCGCTGGAACGGGGCGAGGTGAAGTCGTGAGCGACTTCGATTACAAGCTGAACGCGATGGAACGGGCAGCGCAGGAAAACAATCCGGCAGCGGCAGGCTATGGCAAGAAACGCAAAGCCGTGCTTGACCACGTGGAAAAATTGGAATCAGAAGTGAAGACTTTGCGAAACCGCCTCGCCGCCATCAATGCGCTGGGAGAATTGCGCGATGCCGTGAAGAGGAAGTCGTGAACAAGCCTGACGATCGCGTGTCGGACGCCATACTCAAAGACTTGGCCGCGGACGGCATCGGCAGCGTGCGCGTAAGCATTGTCACGCTAATGGCGAAGGAACTGCTCGAACGCCGCCGCGGAGAGTACATCTGCCCGAAGTGCCTCCTGAAGCAAGAACCGGCGCAGCAGGATTCAGACGGCGGGATTGCGTGGTGAGCGGTCAGGCGAGCGCCACTTCCCACGCCTGCTTGTAGAAAGCCGCCCAAGTCGCGTACCTGGGCGCCCCTGGCCGCCAACAATCTAGGTAGATTTCCCATCCGGTCTCGGATTCGTGTTGACCTGGGAGCGGGCGCGGATCGCTCCAAAGCAGACAACGGGCGAATGAGAACGCTAGCACGTCGTTGTCGTCTACCGCGTTGTAGCTGGTTTCAGGGGCATAGTTGTAATCAAGCCGGTCAAGCACTGAGCGGATCAGCGGCCCGCTTGCCCTGTGGTTGAGTACGCCCCGGATGCCGCCAAGCTCGAACTGCCAAAAGCCGCGGGCGGGCCCGCCGATCTGCCTACGCGCGTCCAGTCGGGACTCCTGGCGCGCGATTGCGTAGAGCACGGCCCAGGCTGGCTTTGAGTCCAGCGCAGGCGGCAGGAGCGTTGCCGTGGCCTTCCAGATCGCACCGAATGCCGTGAAGCTCACGCCGTCTTTTCCTGCGCACGCCGATTGGCGATTGCGATGACGAGCTCGGCCCGCGCCACGTCGTCAGCAAGCGAGAGCGAATCAAGCTCGGCTTGCGTCACGTCCCTGCCTTCCGCCTTCGCCTTGTTCAGCAGCGCTGTAATCTCTGTGGCCCGATCCAGTAGCCCGAATAGCAGCGTCAAAGCCAGTTCTGCGCCGGTTCCCATCATGCCCCTCCTTTCGTCAGCAAGTACGCCCGCAGGCTATCCAGGATCGTCTTAGCTGCGGTCAGTTTCGCATCCGCCGAAGTCAGATCCGTCGCCGAGAGCTTTTCGGCGATGTCCAATCCGGCGCGGGCGACATCAGTGGACTGCAAAACGTTCTCCCCGTCAGCCGAGGATAGCTTCCCGGCATCCAGCAGTGCTGTGGCCGTCTGCCTTACCGTGGTCGCGGCGATCTTGCCCACCGCCAGCCGCTTGTTGAACGTGTCCACGTCGGGCAAGAGCACGCTGCCCATGCCGTTTGTTCCTGCCGCGCAACCCCCGAACTGCGGCACGGCGACGGCGAGCGCAGCGGCGACGCAAACCGAGGCGAGGATAGACCAGATTTGGCGCACGATAGGCATTACGCCACCTGCTTGAATGCTGCGATGCGCTCGGCAAGCACGGCGGAATATCCGTGCATGATGACCGCCTGTCTTGCAAGTCGTCCCTGCTCTGCGTGATCCAATTGCTGATACATTTTTTCTTTCTGAATAAATGCGTCAAGCCGGGTCAATTTTTCATCAAGTTCTTTTTTTTCGTCTGCCACGCGCTGCTGAAAATCTTCCATTTTTCACTCCTTACAAGTTGCTGGCGTTCCGCACCAGCGCGGTCGAATCAATGTTCAGCGAGCATGACGAGCAGAGCTTCGAACAGCAGCGCGGCGATCACGGCCATGCCGATGTCGGTCCAACGGATAAAGCCAAATTCTTTCAAGCTACTTCACAATCTCAAGTTTGCCGCGCTCAATGAGCTTTGATGCGCCGGTCGCTCTAAACATAGCCGTGTGTATAGGGCAAAAATGCTTGTCTTCGCCCACTTCGCATGAGTGAAATCCGCACAAAGGAATATCGCAGGTATTCCCGTCCCCAGTCGGAAAGTCGCAGAGATAATCAGACGGAGAACCACATTCTCCGCACGGCGTAATACCGCGGCCGCAGACGAATCCGACTACACGACGTTCCTTATTGATTACAGTTCCGCAACCCATTATTGTCGCCTCAACATACAAGGAATTCTTGTCGGTTCAGCACTTCAAAAACTTGCACAGCAGCATGACCGCGCTGCAGCAGAGCGCGTAGGCTGCTACGGCGATTGCCATGTTCTCCAGAGTGAACGCCATACCTAGAAAGTCTTGCCGGCCCAGATGATTGGAATCTCGGTGTTTTTGCCGCGCGCCAATCGAGCCGAGTGAATCATGTCCTCAACATTGCGATAACGATAGGTCCGGGCGATTACCACGTCGTCCCCGTCCCGCGTCTTGCCCACGACGTTGAAAATGAATCCGCCGCCGCTCTCGAAGCAGAAGTAACGGTCAATTGAAACCGGGCGCGGATTGTTCGCCATGCGTGCATTTTAATGGCCTGAGAGCGGATTTGCGATAACGTCGGGAAGGCTTGGCGCAACAATCGCAATCACCTTCTGTGCGTCCTCGGCCGGGACAAGAGGCGTCGCACCGGTCACGCGGTTCGCTAGGACGATGCCGGTATTGAGCGCCCGCGCTTCGCGTTCCTTCACGGCTTGGTCCATCCGATACACATTCCACTGGCTCAAGCCGACTGAGAGCAGCACCAGGAAGCCGCCAAATCCCTCCGCTATCGCCGCCGTGGTCGCGTCGGATAGGTGGTGCCCAAGGGCGGCTGCAATCGCCCCGCAGCCCAGGATAACGGCGCGGCCGGCGGACTCTAAGCGAGCTTGGAGCAATGGGTCCATTATTCGCGCGGCCTCCGATTGCCGCGCCATCTAATATCGAATGTATTTGTAGATAAATAATCAACTTGCAAATAAGCCGTGCCATGCGCGATATTGAACGATTCACCTACTTTTGCATCCGGCGGTAGCATCCATGTTCCTAAAGCTCGCGTAGCCGCAGTAAGATCATTGCGCGCTTGGCATTCAGATGACTGCGCCGCTTTTAAATAGGCTACGGCCTGCTCCCATTCCTTTATGAGTCGCACACCCTCGCGCACTACGTCTGTTTCTGGCCTTACAATATCGGCAGTCATGAAGCGCCTCCAACGCTGATTGATTAGGACCGCGCACGGCGTTGAATGCGCCTGCCGGTCCGCCTATTCTACCGCGCTCGTCTTGCGGCTGCCAAGTCGTCCCGCAATTCCTTTACGGTTTCAATTAGAAACTTGTGCTCAGCGGAAAATCCGACGATAGCGCTTTTAAGATCGTTGGCATTGTCTTTGGCCTTGTCCATTTGCTCCTTCAACACGAGGACCTGGGCGGCCTGCGCATCCTGCGATTTCTTGATGTCTGCAATAGCGTCGATCTTCCCGAAAACGCCGGTAACGCCAGCCACCACAAAGCCCAAAATCGTCGTCGTCATCGCCATAACGGCGGTGCGTACAATTTCCCCGCGGAGCCCAGGCATGTCCATGCTATTGCGCGTAGTGCAAGCGAAGAAACCAGACTAATGCCGTGAATATCAGCGTGACGACAAGGGCGAACCAGTCGCGCGGCGAGGTATAGAGGAAGCGGCGCGGCATCAAAATGCTGCGCACTGAAAGAGCAGCACATTTGCAACGCCGAATGGCTGATTGCCGCCGCCAATTATCGAGTTCGTGACCGTCAGCGAAGTAGTGCTCATGCTTGTCATGCGCAGCATGTGCGCGGTGCTGGTGTCGGTCAGATTTAGAACGTGGCATGCCCATCCGCCACCAGAGACAGGCATGGTGATTACACCTGTTGAATCCAGACCACCTGTGCCAACAGTGACTTTGAATGCCGCCGTATTGTTGCAAGGCGAGCACGTTGGACCGGTTCCGAAGCCGCTTGCAATCGTCGGATTCGTCGAACTGATTATCAGGTTGCCGGCGTCGTCATTGAAAGATGTGGGCGAAAAAGCACCGATAACAGCAACACCAGTAGATGCGACGCGCACCACATCATTTGTGCCGAACGCTGCGCTCGCTGAAATTTTATAGGTATTTGAATCAGACGAATCAATACCGGTTAACCAATTGGTTACTGCCGTTTGAGTAAATATTAGAAACGCATCCGCGCCACCGCCAGCGGTAATACCAATTGAAGCTGTAGAAGGCGCTGTATTTCCGTTGTTTTGCACAATGAATCGTAAATCCGAACCTGTTGCTGTTGCCAAAATCTGAGAATTTGCACTAGCAGAAAGAGTAGTGAAACTACCAGGAAGTGTGCCGCCAGTGATTTGCGCGGTGGTGGCGAGCGTGCCGCTGGTCGGAAGCGTGATCGCAGTCGGCGCGGTGATCGTCAAGGTGGTCAGGAAGTTTCCGACCGTGGTAAGCGGCCCGGCCACGGTGATAATGGAAGTATTTGGATTACGAGCTCCCGATCCACCGGAGTACGGGCTTACCTGAGCGAGAGCGGGGCCAGACGCTACGGCGGCGAATACGGCAAGTACGGCAAAAATTCGTTTCATGGAATTCAAGCTGAAATCACCGCAGCCCACGTGCCTACCCCGGTCGGACCGAGCGAGCTTGCCCATGCGATCATCGACTTTCCAGCCGGTAGAGAAATTCCCGTCGCCGTCGCCGCGCCGTTGATGGTGTCGGTGTTGGTCCCGAACACCTGGCAGGCGTTCGCGCCTGCGTTGCGTATGAACATGAGCACGCCGACAGCGGCCAAGCGAGCATCCCCGTTTGCAAGCGGAAGAATCTCCGGCAGCGCGACGGAATCCCCGGTAGTCCCAACGGTGTCGATGCGGCTAATCTGAGCAGACAAGGGATAGGCATTCGCCTGCACGCCGCTTGGCGTGGCGACGATGCCGGTTTCGGTATTCGTGGCGGTGAGATAGCGGTATTGCGCGAGGTTGTCCGGGCTTTGCGGTGTTGCAGTCATGATGTTCTCCTATTTAGGTCAAATTCAGCGGCGTTATCACCAGCGCCGCATTGGATTCGTTTCGTAAAATTTGTTGATGCAACGCTTCAAACTGATCGCGAGCCCATTGTGTTACTTCCGCGAGCGTCGCATCGCGTCCGAGATTGAGCGCCTTCCCGACATCGTGCTGTACGCTTGCTGCCTGGCCCGCGGTGGCTGTCAGGGTGATTTGCGGCATCGTGATCTCCTTATCGTAAATGATTGAGTGAGGCTGCGCTCGCTCACGCCGTTAGTGCCAAAAGCTGCGCATTTGTGAGTTGCGTTGGGTAAATACGTACATTGCGAATAGTGCCATTCCATTGTGAGCCATTACTGAATGCCCCTATCTGTATATTACCTGCTCCTACCATAGAACCATCAAATGCGCCAGTAGCGACCGCGGCGCCGTCTCCAGTAATGTTTAGGCCCCCCGCTCCCCATGAGACGACACGTTTTCTTACTCCGGTGGAAAGATCACTGAGTCCATTTTTTGTAACAGAATTCGCTCCATCAAAAACTGTAATCGACGTAGATGCAAAATTTTGCCCCCACAAAACAGCGCTATCCGAACCAACACCTACTGCCACAAAATTAATGCACGTTGTCCAATTGCTGGATAACTCAGCATAACAAACGCCAGTCGAACTATTGATATTTCCAGCGTTCAAGTACTGCAACAGATCAGTAGAGCGTGCTGCCCCGGCGCTCGCCATTGGCGAAGTCGCGAACTGGGTTGCCGCAAGCGATTCGAACTGGTTGAAATCCACGTCGATCTGATCCCCGATCGTTGCCATCTGAAAACCATAGGTGACGTTAAGCTCGTTGTCGTTCAACTGTGGGCGCGTGAAGATCACGCTGGAGAGGCTGGCTGTAATGTCCAGAGTTGCTGTTCCCTGCTTTAGCAGAATCGCGCCGCCGCCAGTCCTGCGCCGCACGAACGCGCTATTCGTGCGAGAGCTTGCCGCCGCGACAAGCGTTTGCAGGATGGTTCCGTTCGGCGCGGTGCAGGTGAGCGTGGTGCAGGCGTTCGCTGCGCCGTCGATCCCGGTTGCGGTGAGCGTCGGCGTGATGCCAACTGCTACCCAACTTGGATCAGTCATATCCCGAATGGCGCGGGTAGTCGGAACAAGCTGCACACTCGCAAGTTCAGGCCAATATCCGCCATACGGACCGACACCGGTATCGCGGCCCAAATAATGCGATCTGGCGACGCCCGTTGCAACCTGTCCCCACAAGCCGCTTGCCATCTTCGCCCACGCGACCGAGGCGCGGGTGAAGGTGGCGACAGGCGAGCCCGCTGACTGCGCCGGAACCGTGTTGACGATGCCGTTGCCGAGGTCGTTCAAAGGCAGGTTGAAAGAGGGAAACCCAATCCCGCCCCCGGTAGAACCGAAGATGCGCAAAGTCCGCTTGCCTGCGCCGACGTGGAGCATCTACAACCCGTCGCCGACGCAAATCTCGAACGAGGCGCCAGCGCTCGCGATGAACCAGCTATTGGGCGAGAGCGTGAAGACTTCAACGCTCGCCGGAAGCATCCCGATTGTTCGCGGACTGGGCGTGCCCAACGCAGGCGCAGTTGCGACCATGCCGGCAGGCGCCGCGGCGGACGGCCCCGGCGGCGAGGACTGAAACCACGCCTGCGCCGTCAGGCTCAGGTTGCGCACGCGGTAATTCGTGAGTTGCAAGGTGCTCGCTGACGTGACCTGAACCGCCGCGCTCGAATCGACAAAGAAGGTGCTGCTGGCCATCGGCGAGAATGCGGCGTTGTTCATGCGTCCTCCTTTTTCGGCCAGCCTGAGCCGCGATTGCGCGGCACTTCGACGCCGAGGAATTCGCCATACGGCGCGTTGACCGGAACTTCAATCGGTTCGGTGATCGGCATCAGGGATCCGGTGCGCGTTGGAATCTCGCCCGGCTGCCACGGCGCGGCGCCGTAGCGGGACTGTTTCTTGAGGGAAGGTTCTGGGGCAAGGACGCTGCCGACCAGGGCGGGAGTGGGTGCGGCGAGCTTACGGCTGGTCATTTTTCACCTCCTGCGCGCGTCCGGTCTCACTTTTCAACGCAGGAATGAAGACGAACAGCGCCAGAATCAAACAAATCGCCGCCCCTATGTAGGACGCATCATACACGGAATAGGCCGAGAGCGCGATGATGCCGAAAAGCGCCGTCAGGCTCAGTATCCGACTCGCCATCATTTGCACGCCGAGACGTCCAAACCGAACGAGTGCGCTTATGTCCGGTACGCCGATATCATTCAGGTTCATTGTCTTCCTCCTTCTGCTTGAAAAACTCACCGGCACTGTCGTCCTGCTGCACGTTCAACCGGATGGACTCGATCTTAATCATGCGGTCAATGATCTTGCATCGCTCGCTCAAAGAGTACGCGGGCTGCTCGCCCGGTCCAGGTTTCGCCATTACCTCTTCCATCAAGTCCTTTATCGCCTTGACGAGCTTAGGATCGACGCCCTTTGACTTCGCCTTCGGTTTGGTCATTGCAGGTACTTCACGCCTTCGGCCCCGACCGCGCCAGCGCCCGCCGTCACACCAATCAAAGTAGCGATCCTGCGCGCGACCTTGGTCTTTTCCTCGATGGTTTCGGCCTTGTCGATCAAGACGCGCGCCGCGTTCCACTGCGCACGCGGAATCAATTCTTTGTCCAACCCGGAATCGAGCGCCTTGGTCAAGATCGAAAGCGCCTTCTTTTTCGACTTTTCGCCAGGAAGAGAAGCAAGGTCGTCGGCCTTCTGGATTTCCGTTCTGACTGCCGCCGCGGCTTGGGTCTTTTCCGCGCCGCGGTCCGCGAGATCGCCGTGCATCTTCGCCAACTGCTTGGCCGTGCGGTCCATGCCGGAAATATCTCCGAACTGCTTTTTTAGCGCCGCTTCGACGTTCGGCAGGGATTGAAGCGAGGCGCGCATGCCGGGCTCGGATAGCTTTTCGAGCGCCTTCGTCGGCTGCATCGTGCGCGTTGTTTCCCTGATCCACTGTTCGACCCACACACCGACTTGCTTCGTTGCGATCGAGCGATATTGCGGCGATGCGCCCTTGCCGCCGGCAACCGCGTCGATCATCTGCTCAATGCCCTCGCGCGTAGAAAAAATTCTGCCCGCCAGGTTCTGGTCAGAGACCTTGGCGTAAGCCTCGCCTTGCAAGCCGCCCTCGGTATCGTGCAGCGCCCGCCCGAACCGCGTCCCGAGCGTTTCCAGTGGTTCCGACATTTGCCGATACTTGGCCTTGTACTCGCCGAACTCCGGCACGAATTCCTGCATGGCCCTGTCCAACGCCTTCGCCGCCTTTTTGGCTTCACCTCGGAATATGGCGCCGTACCCCTCCATATCGCGCGAGAACGCGATGTCGTTCAGTTTGCGCCGCGCCACCTCCAACTGCTCAAACGTCTTGCCGGGGCGGTACGGTTCCTGCTCTAGCGCGGCATCGCGCCCAAGTGCGCTAAGCCGGTGCGCCGTCTCCCGGTCAGTATCGGCAATCGAATAGACTTTTTCACCACGCAGTTCCTTCTGGATCAAGTCGCGCAGCGCCTGAACTCCGCCGTCGACCATATCGTTTGGTATGTCCCATCCTTCCTCGCGCAGAGCATTCGCAAGATCGCCCAGGCCTTGACCGTTCCGAGTGAATAGACCAGGGCGAAGACCTTTGACCCCATTTCCAACGCGGCCTTCGCCCGTAAGGTCCGAGATTTGATTGATCGAGATGCCGCCCTTTTTCTGAATCGCGGCCAGAAGGCTTTCGGCTTGAAACGCGGCAGGCGCGCGACCTGCGCCGGCCGCTGGATCGACTTCCTTCCCGGCCACAGTGGAGAGCGCGTTTTTCAGCGCAACTTCGAGATCTGGAATACCGGCAGCCTTTTCCAGCATCGCATTCAGTTCGCCCTCAATTTCTGACGTATCCACGCGCGCGCCAGTCGCTTCCTTGGCCGCAGCTTTTTCCATCACCTCGGCGAACTGCTCTTTGGCGATGTCGGCGCGCACGGTCTTCGCGTTTTCCATCGTCTCGTTGAACGTGGTGCGGATCGAAGCCCCGATCTTGCCCAGGTCCGCCGGCACGGTGCGCTCGGTCTCAAGCTGCGCATCCAGCCGCTTTTCAACGTCGCCGATCGCCTTCACGCGCAATTCGTCCTGCTGGCCGGCCTTGCTCAACTTCGCCATGCCTTCCTCGACGGCCTTGCGCGCCTCGACGCCAGCCGCTGCGCGCGACGGAGCAACGCGCCTGCCGATCACGTCGCCGGCAAACTCACCCACTTTGGCGCCGGCCGAGCCGATCTTTTCAGCCCCGCGCGAAAGCAACGCGCTGGCAGGCCCGCCCACTTGCCGCAGCGCCGGCCCTGCCAGTTTTCCGCTACCGGATAGCCCGCCCATCAGCATCCCGCCAGTCGGCCCAAGCCCTTCCATCTTGCTTGCCGATACCGCCTCTTGGAGACTGCCCAGAGCTTCCTCGCCCTCCGGCGTGCGCGGTGCGCGCGTAAGTGCGCTGGCGCCCTCCATCGCCCCTTCCTTGAAGCCTGGACCGCCTCGCCCCATCGCCTGCCGAACAGCGGCGTTCGCGCCACCGAGCACCATGCCGGGGATGGCGCCGGCCATGCCGGTGAGCAGTGCGCCGGCCGCCTCGAGGTCGCCGAGTTTGCCGCGCGCGAACTTGCCCGCCTTGTCGGCCACGGTGCTGAGCATGGATGCCGGCGCTTCCGCAGGCGTGGGCGGCGCGTCCATCGCGTGGCCGGGAACGGGGATAGACGGGTCGGGTGCCGTGTCGCCAAGCAGCGCCTTCGCCTGCGCGATTACCTCTTCGTCCGTCGCGCCCGCAGGCCCCTTGATTTCCCGTATTGCGCCGGTTGGGTCGCGCACCTTATAGATTTGGCTGTTGCCGAAGTCGTGCGAGCGCGCCTTGGCAGCCGTTACCGCCTCGTCCACCGTTGGGTAACTCGGCGTGTCGGGCAATTGCTTGCCAGCGTTCGGCGTGTTGGCGCCGTAGACGTTGATCCATGAACCGTCTGGACCTTGGATGGTTTCGGATTGCTCGTGCATTACTTCACCACCGACCAGCCGCCAACAGCGGCAGGATTTTCGCCGGCAGCGGTAGGCATGGCCGCACTGCCGCCAATCTTCTTTTTCAGGTACGCAGCCTCTTTCGTCATGGCGTTGACGCGGTTATCTCCGTCCTTTTGCATGCGCTCAAGAATCCGAATAGTCGTTTTAAGAGGCATGTTCTCGTTGATTACGTCCTGCATGTCCTTGCGCGCGTTGTCGGTCAGTTGCCCGACCAAACGCGGGTTGTTCAGCACCCTGGCCGCTTCCGTTGTGACGAAGTGCAGTTGCGCGATGAATTCACCCACGTCTGGACTGTCGGTTAGGTGGGTTTGCAGCCAGTTGATGGGGCGATTGGCAAGCTGAGAATCCGTCTTGATGATCTTCTGCGCCAATTCCTTCGCAATGTTCGCGTTCGTGTCCAGCATGACCTTGTACGGCCTGATCGAAGCCAAGTCCTTGCTGAGTTGGGTAAGCGCAGCGGTATTCCCCTTGGTCTCAGCCCTGTCCGCCACCACGGAACCTGAACCGGCACCGCCTTTTTCCTCGGCAGCCATGGCGTTCAAGATCGCATTGCCGCGCGATTGACCCTGCTTGCTCCAGCCGCCGGGAAGCGTGATCCCCGCGCGCGTGAGTTCGCCTGCCAGCTTCACCCCTTCAGGAGTCAGTTGCTCTACAGCACCAGTGCTTACCGACTTCTCCGCCGCCGTCTTGCGAGACTCCGCATTCTCGCGCGCAACCTTTTCCATTTCCTCGTCGTGGCGCTTGTGCTCTAGGTTCGCATCGTGCCGCTCGCCGATTTGTCCCCGCACCGTAATCAGCCTATCTATGGCCTTTTCGGTCGAACTTTTGATGGTTTCGCCGCGTTTCACCTTGTCCGACAGCGATTTCTGCTCGTGGCCGGCTGCTTTGTCGTCAAAATCGTACCTTTCCAGGATTAAATCGTGCTCCAGCGTCCACGCGGCGACGTTGTTCTTGTTTTTCCGGTCGTTCGCGGCCATGTCGCGCTGTAGGGCGGCGTTGCGCTCCTTCATCGCGGCGAGGTTCGTGTCGTAAATCGCCAGGGATTGGGCGACTTGATGATCGTCTTCCTTCATGAACCCGTTCATGGCCCCGGTAAGCGCCGTCATCGTGTTGTTGTACGGCGATCTGGACGCCTTTCCCGCGAACATTGAGGCTACCAGCAGCATGCCGAAGGTCTTTTGAAGCTCCTGCGGGTCCAAAGCGGGCCGCCGGAACGGCTCCATGCGCTCTTCCTTCTGGATTGGCTCGTCCGCGGCCTTGTGCGCCGCCTCTTTCAGCTTGTCCGAGGACGGTTTTAGCTCCGCAGCGGCATCCCGCGCCCGCTGCGCACGGCTGGCCGAAAGGTCGGATTCCTGCTGCTGCAGGTCCGCCACGTCAGCCGTCTGTGCCGCGCTTTTGCCCTCCAGATCGAAGATTCTGGAGTCAAACTGCTGCCCAAGGCCAGCGGAATCGACGGTGGATTGGTCAAGAGCCATGTTTTCGCCTCATTTCGTCGTGGCAACACCGGATTGAGTGGCCGGGAGGCGCGCGCCCAGGGTGCCGAGCATCACCATAAAATCTTGTAGCGCCTTCGCCGCCGCCTGATCCCCTGCGATTTGCGCCTTGATCGCCTCAACCTGCGTCTGGTCGGTCACGTTCAACTCGTTCAGGCCCTGGGTGAGCAGGTTTTGCCGCGCCTGCTCTGTCTGAGCGTCGGCTTGTTGGTTGATGTTGGCGATCGTGCCTTGCAACTGGCTACTATCTGGGATCCCCGCTTTCGCATAGAAGTCGTTCGCCCGGTTGATCGCCGCCTGCTTGGTCTGCTGGATATTGAAGGCGTCGGCGGCGTTGATTGTCCCGGCCTTGTACTGCGCGAGCAACTGATTGGCGATATCGCGCTGCGGCCCGCCGAGCGCCTTGATTTCGTCGAAGTACTTGTTCGCGTTGCTGCTCGATGTGGCCAGACCAGCAAGCCCGCCGATGGCCGGGGCGAGCTTCAGGAGGTCGCTGGCGTTACTTGGCAAGCCAGGCAGATTAGGCAGATTCGATCCCGGCGCATCGACCGAAGGGAGCCCCGTAGGCACGCCGGAACCGTCCGGCCCCGCGCCTTGCCCTGAAAACCCGTTCGAAACGTCGCCCGCCTGATTCCCGCCTGCCTCCGGCGCCTGCCCGGTCAGGAGCTGTTCGTCACTGACGCCGGAACCGCTGAGCAGCGTCTTGGCGGAAGCTGCAGCCGAGGCAGCTTGCGCCGCCTGACCTAGCGGGAAACCCGGCCCGCCGGGCGGTGTTGGCGTCGGGGTAACAGGTGCAGTTGGCGCGGTCGGCGCAGTACCGGACGGCGGGCCGGGCGCAGCCGGTTCAGGCGATGCAGCCGGAGGCGTCGGCGCCGTCTCTGGCAGCGCGGCGGCAGGCGCGGTCGCTTCCGGCAACGCCGAGGGCAAGCCCTGCGCCGATGCGTTTGCCGCCGTCGCCAAGCCTGCGTCGCTTGCGGCTCCGGCGACTTCCGGAGCAAACGCGCCCAATGCAGCCGCGCCTGCCGCCGGCAGTCCAACACCGATGCCTATGCCTTTGATCGCTTCCATCAACCCCGACTTGGCGCCGGACGGAGCTTGATAATCGAGCGCCGCTTGCCCCTGTTGCGCCAACTGCGCGCCCTGCGGCGTAGCGGCAAACTTCGCGTAGCCTTGCCCGAGCGCAGGATCAGTCGAACTGATAAGCCTGAAAATCGTCGCAGGCGTGTTTCCGGCCGAAACGCTACCGCCGCTGCGCTCGTACTGCTGCGTAGTAAGCGCGTTGATCTTGGCGAGCGTCGCGGCATCGGGGACGTAATTCGGCCCCATCGCAGTCCGAATCATCTGCGCAACTTCGGCAATCCTCGGATCGTTGGTCGGTGTGTTCTTCGCCGTGTCGTATCCGCTTACGCTCCCGTCGTCGCCGTAAGCGTACCCAGGCTGATACCCTATGCCGTAGATACTCTTGCTCAGAGCATCAATCAACGGGTCGCCACCCGGTTGCGCCATGCCGCCCGAGGTGGGAGATACTTGCGGAAGTGCCATGATTAAAGTCCTAGTGCCTGCTCAATCTGCTGGTGCGCGAACGTGTGATTCTGCTGCCAGTCCTCGGCCTGCGCGCTGTCTTTCACGTCGAGCGTGTCGAGATCAACCGGAAGCGGCAGCCCGAGCGCCGTCGCAATCGAGGCATGAACCTCGGCGTGCAAGTTCAGCCAGTCCTCGGTAATGCCGCCCGTCGTGAATAGCGGGTAATGCGCGCTCACCACCTGCAACTGCTCCATGAGAGCGCCGTAAATGGTTTCGTGTGCAAGGTCGTTGATGTCCAAGAACTGCACCAGCGCGCCCGCGTTCTGCATGTCGA